GAAAAAGGGTAGGAGTGTGAGTGTTTTTGGGTTGAAATTCCTTGGGTTCAATCTAGCCGGCCAGGCTCAGATTTGACTTAGAAATTTTCGAGAAACCAGTCGCTGTTAAAGAATCGACGATTGGTTTTCGAAAAATCGTGGTCGAAATCTGTTAAACAGTTGCTGATCTCATTCCAAGATGGAAAAGCGTTACGGAAGGGTATGTATCCGAACACTTCTTCTGGAAGTACGTCTGAAATGTGTTCAAACGATGGTTGGTAGCCAAGTGTAGCATAGTAGTCGTATGCATCACGTAATACGTCGTAGTGTCGACGTGACGTGTTGGCGAGTGCGAAGGCGTAACCGATGCACGCTGCCATTGCTCGTTCCTGTGTTGGGTTCGAGCTTTTGGTGTGATACCACTGTGCTAGCACAGTGTCTGGATCACGCCAGGCTATGCCGTGGTGGTTCTCGTAACCGAGAACTTCGGCATTTTGCGGGCCATTGGTGACCTTGCTTTTCTCAACGTTGACGATAGAGTTGAATCTGCGCTTAGCTTCAAGAGCTAAAGACTGCAAGAGCAGTGCATGCTGATTCAGGGGTATAACGACGCAAAGTTGTGTGATGCTGTCGTCACCCTGTATGCGGAGTAAAGCATATTCTAACGAATAGTGGAGAAGGAGGGTTGCTATCATAAGGTAATTGTACATGCTGTCACGAAGTTGGGTCGTGTACAGGCCGGAAGGAATACCGGCGAACAGTCGCTTGTAGAGGCGGCCGTCGGGTAGTACGATTGGCGTGTTCCTGAAAGCGTAACAGGTCCAGCGGAATAGGCGCCTTAAGCGGCGAGCCTTTTCTCTGGTCCAGTCTTTGCTGGTTTCAGGGTAGTCGCGAGTGGGCAGGTATCCATGATCGAAGTCAATGAATGACTCGGAGATTGCGTCTAGGTCGTCAAACACATTAAAGTACGTGTATTTGTCGAATCTGGAGTAGTCAATCATAAGGATGCTTGCTCTGGTGAAACTTTCGAATAGTCGGGCGTTAAGCCTGATCCATCCGCCAGTGAATGTCTCAAAGCTCCATAGGAGCGGCGAGGCATCTGGGTTTCGCTTGTAGTGAGCGACGAGTGGCCAATAGAACATGATTTCGGCGAGGACAAAAGGCTTGGGGGTTCCGAAAATGGTCCTAATTTTGTTAGGGTCTTCGGGCTTGACGAGTGCGCTTTTAGAATGTAAAAGCATGCTGAAGAGATAGTGGTCAAAGCTGACGTCACCATTCTTGATTTCGTGGTGCCAGCGGCGAGTGAAGTCGAAGATTATCTTCTTCATGTTGCCAGTGGAAGGTTTCGGGTTCAAGGGGAGGTTGAACCTAGCACGATAGGTAGGGTCGTTAAGCATTTGTAGATAGGCTTTGTCGGTCGAAAAGGGGCGTTCTGCGTTTGTGGAGTGCTTCATAGGGTAGTGGTGTTCGATGTCGAGTAAGTGGACAGGTCGGTAACGGTGGGGGGGGCTGAAGGCTTCTCTAACGCGGTCGAGTGCTTGGTAATAGGCACTGTCTTTTATGACGTGGAATTGTTCGATGTCACCTGTAAAGAAGTCGCGTTCAATAGATTCATCATCAAATTGAGTGCGCCTGTATCCATAAAGTATGCGTTCAACTTCATATGTGCGGAGATTGGTGCACATTGCGTGGAAGGCTGTGCGCTGAAAAGCGGCAATGGAGGGTAGGTGAGGTTGGGGGGCACGAGGTCTGTAATAGACTGATGTTATCAAGTGCATGTTAGTGAGTTGAGTCTTCTTGAGAGAGAAGAGCGTCATTTCAATGTTATCGGACATTTTGATCTGCTGATTTACGGTAAACGTAAGGAAGTAGTGAAAGAAATTTAGAGTTGGCTTTCGAGTAAGCTTTAAGTTTTGAGGCTTGAATCGTTTCGGAGGAAAGTTCT